TCAAGGGCTTTATATTTAAATTTTTCTACTATCATATTCTAAAACTTTCGCCGCATCCGCAACGATCTTTTTCCTGAGGGTTAATAAATTCAAAACCTTCATTTAGTCCTTGTTTGGCATAATCTACGGTTAACCCTTTTAAATAAACTATATCTTTAGGGCTTACCCAAATCATTACACCTTGAGATTCATATACAGCATAGGTAGAATCAGGTTGGTCTATGAATTCTAGTGTGTAAGCTAGACCACTACATCCAGTAGTTTTCACGCCTACTTTAATTCCTAGACCTTTTCCTCTTTTTTCTAAAAAATATTTTATTTTATCGGCTGCAAACGGAGTAGCACTTATCATGTTTGCATATTAGCGGCAGCTTGGTTTGCCATTTGTTTAACAATTTGGTTATTTTGTTCTTGATCAGGTGCTTCGGGAGTACCCATATCCTTAAATACTATTTTATCTGATTGGATGTTGCTAATTATCTTATTGAGTGGTGGTTTTTTAATCATTTTGTATAGATCAGTTTTATCTAATACTATATCATATTTCTGAAGATATTGCAATAGTTCATCCGTAGTCATTTCAGGATCAGTTTTACCATTTAATAAATCGGTATGTAACTGATCCGAAACTGCAATTAATTTTACTACTAACGGGTCAATACCATCTAATTCAAAGAGGCGCATACTTACCTCTTTGCTCGTCCAACTCCACCGACAGGTTGTGGCTCAGGAGGTTCAATTTCTTCTCCCGCTTCAGCACCTAAATCAGCGCCGATATCTGCACCCATTTCTGCGCCTACATCAGCACCAATATCTGCTCCCATTTGTGCATCATCAACTGGTGGTTCATTAAAAGCCATTCCAGCTTCTTGACCAGTTAAACCATTAACTGCGGATTTTAATCCTGCCATTGACTCTTTTAAAGTAGCACTTAGCGCATCTAGCTGCTGAGATACTTGGTCATTGAATGATTGACTTTCATTAACACCAATCTCGCTTTCAATACTAGAAACTAATGCAGGTAATTCCTTAACTTGCATTTGCCCCACTTCTTCTAGCATTTTCTGAACAGTGTCTACTAAATCCTGTGCGGCTAAGTAAACTTGTGATTCTTCTATTTTCTCATTCTCTACTACAATTCTTGTAGCAGGTCTTGATGCTAATTGGTTATGATGAGTAACCAATGCCTGTTCCATAAATACTAATTTCATATAAGATGGATTAGACTGATCTTTGTAAAAATCAGGTGATTGTTTAGCCTCATTAGCTAATGAGCGTACCTTCTTTAGCATTGATTTAGTTTCATTCAATGACATTTTATTAAGGTTAAATGCCATTTTATAATTTTCTTTCAATGCTTGGGCAGCATGAACTTTGTTGTTTAAGTCGTTTAATCTCATAGTTTTTGGTTCCAAACTTTATATAGTATTTATCATATTGGCTATTTATTTTGTTCTTTCAGCAAATTGCCGTATTTGCCAAATTTTAGAATCATTAACATACCTATCAAATTCTTTTATCATAAGTTTTCTTTTTTCTTGTTCTTCTGTTAATTTAGCCAAATAAATTATTTTTGAATTCAAATCTTTAGTCTTTTTTATCAATTTCCTATGCATTTCAATTGATACATCTATACCAGTTATCATACGGTCTAAGTGAGCAATTCTGTCAGCCGTCTGAATTTTATTTCTTTTTTCAAATATGCACCAAGTCATAGCATGTTTCGCTGAAGAAAATACCAAAGAATCGTCATTGGTTTTACTATTAACTACGCAACCATGTTGATGGTTATACAATGTATAGGTGTTAAAGACCTGATACGAACCGTCATCATTTCTAAAAATAGAAATGCCACCTGATCCGTGTAAAAATTCTTTAGAAAAGAAATCATTTAATTTGGCTATAGCCTTTTTGTCATCCATGATGTACTGTAAAATATATGTTTTTTAATTCAGGAGAAGCGTCTAAAAAAGATGGAAGTTTGTTCCATTCTGTTCCGCATAATATCATAGGAACACCATCGCAATCTCCGTATAATGCGCCCAATTCTGTTACACCATCATCAAACACACTTGGGTGCTGTACATCAAAGTCAAATGTCCAACATGGATATAATTCGTTTTCTATCTGTTCAAATAAAAACCCAAAATTCTCAAAATTATCAAACCTAATTTCTATCTTAGAAGGCATGTTAATTATCTCAGGCTGTGACCTTAGTGATATGACTTGTAATACTGTATCAAAATTGCACTGAGTATTTCTTTTTTGAACCCACTCATTCAAATCTTGACCTTCATTAGGTCTAGATCGGTTTAATACTCCAGTATGTGTAATATCAAACATTGTGTAACAAGAAATTCTATAACTCATACACATATTTATAATGGTAAAAAACCCGAGAATAAATCTCGGGTTTTTGATACATTGAAACTAAAATTAGTTACTGAATGTAGCTGATGCACTACCAGTTGTAGTATTAGCAACTGAGGCTTGTGTCAATGCTGCGTTAACAGCAGCAACGATATTAGCGTTAGCACCTAATGAATTGTCGATTGCCCATGCACCTGTTGGGTACACTGCGAAAGCCAATGTGTTTGTGCTTGCATCGTTGTACTCATAGATATAAACAGTAGCTAATTGCTGAACTGTTTGTACAATGAGGTTAACTTGAGTTGTGCTGAATGATGTACCACTAGCTGCCAAAACTGTGAAATAATCTAACTTTGGACCTTGTGGCTGAACTGTTACGTTAGCTGTTACTGCATTAACTGCACCAACGGTATACGCAGGTGCGTCAAAGTTCATTACTGGTTGATAGTCACCATGTGTACGGGTGAATTGTGCCATTTTAAAATTCCTTATATTTGTTGAGACCTACTGTCCCATACAATTATTTATGCCAGTTACAAAAAATATCGGTTTTGACTATGCTCTTCCAGCCAAATTCTGTCTACTAAAGCCCATTCTATCCACAAACTTAAGCCCATTAGAAACGAATCCTTCTTGGGTTTGTGTACCATCTTGCAGGTATCCTTTTACAGGACTGGCTTCAGCGGCTTTGTTTAGTTGCTGAACTACATTCATCTTAAGATTGTATATGTCTATCCATATAGTAAATGCCCCAATTAAGCCTTCTTCGTTGGCTTGTAGATGTTCATCTATCTTAGCCCGCATCTTATCAGTCATTGGTCTAGATTTAACAAATTCCATAAATCCTTCTAGTAAATTACTTAAATCTCCTTGAACGATTCGTTTATTAACATAAACTGTAAACAACTGATTAAATGTATTTCTAGCCTGAGGGGCAGTATTCATTAACTGTTGAACTGCTTGACCATATTTTGCTATATCTTGTTTGGCTTTTGCTAATAATTTTTGATCCAACTTTAAGTTAGGAGTGACAGGCATCTTACTAGGAATGATAGCAACATTGCTGTTGTTCTTAAGTTGTCCTATTGTCCCGTCTAGTGGTACAGCAGAATCAGTGTTAGGTGCTTCAGGTTCTATATACTGATGTACTGCAATGCCAGCAGTTTTGCCTGCCATTAATTTACCAGTTTCACTATCAACATCCACGGTATATGTTATACCATTAGGATTGGCTTTAAATTTATACAAACCATTGTTATCTGTTAATGGTTGGCTGAATAGTAAATCTCCCCAATAATATCCTTGGGTACCTGCGCTTGCCTTTTCTAAACCGGGCCATATTTCAGCTATTAGTTTATGCAAATCAGAACGATCTACTTCACGGGCTAAATCATATTCTCTGAATTGTTGAGGACTATAAACTTGTCTGCCTGTACCGTCTTTTTTATTAAACATATGCTTGTCCATGATGCTAAATCTACCTTTAGAATCACGGCCAAATATAAGCGCAGGGTACCCATCCCACTTAATAGTAACAGTTTTTGGATTTGAAACTGTTTTTACGATTGCATCTACTGCTCTTTGAGCACCCTGAACATCTCCCAAAAATATCAAATCTTCAGGATGGTCCAAGTGCCCTTTATCTTCTGTCAACGGAGGTATAGATAAAGTCTCTAACTTATTTCTAAGAGAGGCTAAAGACTCGGAAAGATTCATTTTTGACCCCAGTATTTTACTGGTTTCTTTTTACTTTCTGTTACTCGTGATGCCCATGAATCACTTGGAGCATTA